GGTAATGCTGAGTCCCATCTGTACAAGAATTCGTTCGCTGTCTAAAAACAGTTGCCTTTTTTATCTGGCGATATTTTTTTCAGACGTCAATTTTAGCGTCTGCATCTTGAGAATTGTCGTTTGTAAACTAATAGAAAAAGGTGTTACATGATAAAGCAGAAAGAGTATATCAAACAGATTGAGTTCTGCCGAAGGCTCTCTATCTCAAAGCAGGGACTACAGTCAGCGATTCGACGTGGTAGAGTAAAGCTAGAACAAGTTCCTGGACACAAGACTCCAAGAATAGAATGGTTTGAGAACCGAAAGACTTTTGTGGAAACTTCCAGAACCCCGTCGCGATATTTTAAAGATCAAAAAATTCTAAAGATCAAATTGAAAAATGGCAAGCAAAAGGAATCTACCAAGAAGATAAATGGGACGCATACCATTGATCTTATCCAAGAGCCTGAAGATCCAGATGGTGATTTTAATCCACAAACCTCACGACTGGAAGCCGAGGCTGTTAAGCAGGTATATCTAGCGAAGCAGGCGAAACTTAAATTCCTTAAGGACGCTGGTATACTAATTGAGACAGACGGTGTTGTTAAAGAGTGGCAAGATATAGCTGTCAGAGTCCAGAAAGCGATGCTGTCAATACCTGATAGAGTTTCGGAAATATTTGCAAGCAGTTCTGATGCACATGAAATCCATAAAACATTAGACACCGAGATAAGACATGGACTATCAAGCCTTGTATATAATTTAAAATCTGGAGATATATAGATGTTAATCAAGAAGAGCAATCTGAGAAAAAAGTTAAGAGCAAAAAACAAAGTAAGAGTAACGAAGGCAAGAAACGAACCAGTAAAAAAACCAAGAAGTAAATTATACAAGGCCTTCGCTGTATCGCTTGCTCCTAAGCCCTCTTTAGATATTGATAGATGGTCAGATGAGAAAAGGATGTTGCCCGAAAGATCAGCACACGAAGCAGGGCTCTGGAGAACTTCGAGATTCCCTTTCCTTAGACGCATCATGCAACTACTAAGCCCGTCTCATCCATGCCATCAAGTATCTGTAATGAAAGGAGCGCAATTAGGATTTACAGAGGTCGCGCTCAATTGGATGTTCTATACGGTAGACCATTCCCCAGCGTCTATGCTATATGTGCAAAAGACACTAGTCGATATGGAAGTCTTTGTCAAACAAAGATTTGATCCGTCTATTGATGCGATGGATGGTATCACTCTCGGAGACGGTAGAGGCAAGGGTGGTGGCGATACTGCTAAGATAAAATTATTTCCGGGTGGTATGATTAGGCTAGGAGGTGCCAACTCCGCGACAAGTTTGCGGTCTATGCCTATTGAGCGTCTGATGTTAGATGAAGAAGAGAGTTACGAAGCAGACCTGCAAGATGAAGGTAGTCCTTCTGCGCTGGCAATACGTAGGACAGCCAATTATCCGAATCGTAAAATTTTCCGTTTGTCAACACCTAAGATCAAAGAGACATCTGTTATAGAACCTTTGTTTGAAGCAGGAACAAAGGAAAGATATTATTTGCCTTGTCCTCATTGTGGTAATATGGATTATATTCGGTGGGGAAATATCAAGTATGAAAATGACGACCCCAAGACTGCTTCGTTATTGTGTGAGAGTTGTGGAGTTTTGATTGAAGAACATCATAAAACTTTTATGTTAGAGCATGGCGAATGGAGAGCAGAGAATCCAGATGCGGAACATTACTCTTTCCACATCTCATCTTTATATTCTCCTTATGGTTTTTATAGTTGGAAACAAGCCGTTGAAGAATGGTTAGAAGCCATTCGTAAAAATGATACAACACTCTTGAAGACCTTTACTAATACAGTTCTTGGGGAAACATGGTCAGAGAGTGGTCGTACTATAAAGGCCTCTATCCTTGAGAAGCGTAAAGAAGTCTATAGTTCAGAAGTACCCGAAGGAGCTCTGGTACTGACAGCCGGAGCGGATGTTCAAAAAGATAGAATAGAATGCGAAGTAATCGGTTGGGGAAAGGGGATGGAATCTTGGGGTGTTGAGTATGCAGTATTTAGAGGTAACACAGAACAAGCACCGATATGGAATCAGTTTGAATCTTTTCTACTTAAAGGATTTAAGTATAGCAATGGGGCAATTCTACCCATCGCAATCACTTGTGTAGACTCTGGATTTTTAACTAAGATAGTGTACGCATTCTGTAAACGTCTTGAGCATAGGAATGTCTACCCTATTAAGGGGGATGGTGGATGGGGTAGAGGGTATATTGATAGACCTATGAAGAAAAATAAATATGGTGTCTGGGCATTCAGGGCTTTCGTTGATGAGATTAAGATAAAGATATATGCTAATTTGCAGGTATCTGATCCTGGACCTGGATACTGTCATTGGGCAGACAGGACATGTTTTGATAAGGTCTATTATAAACAATTGACATCTGAGTATCTAGATAAAGAATGGGTCAATGGGAGATACACACTAAAATGGAAACTACCAAAAGGTAGAAGGAATGAATCTCTTGATACACGAGTATATAATATCGCAGCTCTCAATATACTCAATCCTCAAATTGATACAATAGAAGTTTCTAGTCCGCAGGTTCCAATACATACGTCTAGGAGTTCACGAAGAACCCGAAGACGGCAACATTCACAAGGAGTAGTATAGAAAGGATTTATTATTATGGCATCTATGACATTAGCACAAGCGACATCTCTAAGAGACAAGTATATTCTAGCTGAGGAAGCTTGTCTTAAGAATCAATCTTACACGATAGGGACAAGGACATACACTCGTGCCACTTTGTCAAGTCTCAGGAAAGGTAGAGCAGACGCGGAAAAATTGGTTAAACAATTATCTAGAGGTGGTGCAATGCGTCCAAGACGCGTTTTATTCCGTGATGATTAGAACGCCATAAGAACGCCACAAGAACGCTTTTGTTTGACATAAGGCAATTTTTTATACACTTATGCCGGTAATAATGGTATATTAGTATGTATAAGGAGGCCTTATGTCAAACAGCCCGAAGACCAGTATTGACGAGGGAAAGCGCGAACCAATAAAACTAAATCTTATTGATCGTGCAGTTCGTTATCTTAATCCCAGTGCTGGACTTGAAAGAGTTCGCGGTCGTGCCGCATTTTCTAGATTAGAGGAACATGGATTCATAACTGGAGGTTCTTCTAAAAGATCAATGCGCGGATGGGAACCACCAGAACAAACAGCAGATCAGGATATAATCCCCAAGTTATCAAAGATGAGAGCCAGTTCTCGTGATCTATATATGAACACGCCTCTGGCTACTGGAGCACTCCGCAGGCTTAAAGGAAACGCTATAGGATTTGGATTACGATTGCAGTGTAGGATTGATCGTGAAACTCTCGGTATTGATGATAAGAAAGCGGATGAGTGGGAACTCAATACAGAACGCGAGTGGCTATCTTATTCTGAATCAATTGAGTGTGATGCTTCTCGTACATTGAAGTTTCCCCAACTGACAGCACAAGCATTCTTTTCCACACTTCTTAATGGCGATACATTTACTTTACTTCCGAAAATTGAAAGAGCAGGACAAGTATACGATACACGTATACATCTTGTAGAAGGCGATTACGTATGTAATCCTAGTTTCCTTATGGATACGAATGCTATCGCTGGCGGTGTTGAGGTAGACGACTGGGGAGCTCCTATCGCATATCACTTTCGGAAGTCAATGCCACATTCTCAAATAGACTTTGGTGCCTATGGTGTAAACAAGTGGGAGCGGATTCCTGTGTATGGAGAGGAGTCTGGTAGACAGCAAGTCTTCCATCTGTTTGATAAGGAACGGCCAGGACAGCGTAGAGGGTTTCCGTTCGTAACTCCAATAGTTGACGAGCTTAAACAAATTACACGTTTATCTAAGGCTGAGATAGAAGCCGCGATTATCAATTCTTACTTCACCGTCTTTGTAAAATCTAGTTCTCCGGTTGCAGACATAATGGGTAGTGGATACGTTCCACCATCTGCTGGTTATGCTCCCGGGACTGTAGGTACTTCTATCCTCAACTCAGATGACGAACGCGATGAGAAGTTGTATGAGATGGGGAAGGGTAATGTCATTGAGATGGACCCTGACGAATCAATTGATATCGCTGATCCTAAGAGGCCGAATGCAAATTTCGAGCCGTTCTTTTTGGCAATTGTCAAGCAGATTGGTTCTGCTATAAATATTCCTTTTGAACAATTGATGCTCCACTTTAATGCTTCATATTCTGCATCTCGTGCTGCGATTCAAGAAGCGTGGAAGTTTTATAGAGAGCGTCGGCTCTGGGTATCAGAATATTTCTGTCAGCCTATCTATACAGAGTGGATGGTAGAAGCCATTTCTAAGGGTAGAATCATTGCTCCTGGTTTCTTTAGCGATCCTGTTATTCAGTCTGCATGGTTAGGGTCTGCATGGATAGGTCCAGGACAGGGACAGCTTGATCCACTACGCGAAACCAAAGCTTCTGTAATGCGGATACAAAACTTCTTGACTACTTATGAAGATGAGTATGTAGCTCTTACTGGAAAAGATTGGCGCGGCGGTGTTAATCGTAGGAGTCGAGAAGAAGAATTGTTATCGGATAAGGGATTGAAAGTTGAGGTCGTTGAAGAAGAGACGGCAGACAAGGTTGTGGACGGTATAACAGATGCCAACACTTAGAAAGGATACCAGTAGATGAATATTCTTCAATGGATCTTCGAACATAAATGGGCGATCACTCCCGGAGCTTTACAGACGATAATTGATATCGCAGCAAATGGTGGAGATCTCAGTCCGGAAGCAATTTCTAAATCTATGCACGGGAGCGTTTGGGAAAAATACATTGACGATACAGGGAGCTTTATAAATTTCTCAGCACTAGAGGCAAGTGATTATCCTTTATTGGATGGGTCGCGTTGTGTTTCAGTCGCTGGCAATGTGGCAATTCTCCCAGTGGTGGGACCTTTGTTTCCAAGAGCAAATCTTATGACGATGAGCGGTGGCGCATCTGTGCAATCTTTGGCATACGATTTTAATCTTGCTCTTGCAGATAAAAGTATTGACACGATTATAATGAGTTACGATACTCCGGGTGGTGAGATTACGGGGATAAGTGATTTCGCTAAGATGATTCGGCAAGGTAGTAAAGAAAAAGAAGTTATTTCTTTCGGATATGGTTTTGTGGCTTCTGCTGGTTTGTGGCTAGCGACCGCTTCCCCTACAGTTATATTAGGGGATACAGCTGAGATGGGTTCTTTAGGAGTCGTCGCCGTGTATACCAGTACAAAGAAGCGGGATGATAAGGCTGGTCTTGAGCGGATGGAGATTATGTCCAGCCAGTCGCCAAATAAAAGGCCAGATCCATCAACAGAAAAAGGAAGGGCACAGATACAAACTACGATAGATGCTCTTGCGGATGTTTTTATAAAAGCTGTCGCAGACTTTAGAGGTGTTGAAACTTCTGAAGTCCTTAGTAAGTTTGGGCAAGGAGCGATGTTTGTAGCTGAAGAAGCAATATCGAGAGGGATGGCAGACGGAATAGGTAGTCTTGAATCTCTCATAGCAGATAAAAGAAAAAGTAATTCTCAATCTTCAATTTCATTTCTAGGAGGTAGTATGAATTTAGCAGAACTGCAAGCGAAGCATCCGGAACTCTACGCTCAGGTTGTTGAGATCGGCAGAGTTCAAGGTCTTGCCGATGGCAAGAAAGAAACAGAAGAGAGTGTATCCACAGCTTCTGAGAAGGCAAGAAAAGAAGGTGCCGAAGCTGAGAATGCACGGATCAAATCTATTGAGGAAATCAAGGTCCCCGGATCTGAAAAGATCATTGCAGAAAACAAGTTTGACAGCACACAGACTGTTGAGTCTGTTTCTACTCTTATCCTTCAGGGACAGCAAGCTGATCTTGAGGCGATGAAGGGTAATCTTGATAAGGACGGCAAGAAGCTTGCAGAGAAGTCTAAGGGGACTGGTACAGACCAGACAACTGAGGATCAAGCTGAAGAAGCAGAAGCTGTTGCTGCAATCGTTGAAGGGATGAATGCAAAGTAAGATCTGTTAGTGTTGATAATTTTTTCACATTTTTTTGACATTTTTTTGGAGGTCTTTATGGCAGAGGTTATTGAGCAGGGGGAATATTCTCCGGACAATTTGATTGGTGGAGATAAGAAACTTGTAACTGAAGATATTTTAGTTGCGAGTGGTGATCTCGATCGTGG